GAACGTCAAAGAGGATGCAATTTGCAATTAATATTTGACGGCGAAACAAATTTGCTAAAGAATGTTAAATTTATTGAAATTAAACATAAGGAAAACCAATGGAAGAAATAACAGACTTTGTAGTAAAAGTTTTAATTATTTTAGGTGGTTTAGGTTTATTGTTTGGTGCTTTTTTTATGTTTGAACTTCTGTTTAGGAGTCAACTATGCCATTAACTCGCCAACAATTAGAAGAGGCAGTTGAAGCATTTAATAAAACAGGCAGCGAAACTAAAGCAGCCGAATTATTAGGTATTAAAAGAGCTTGTTTTCAAGGTAGGATAAGAGCAGCACGAATGGCAGGTATGCAAGCTGAAATAGATAATACAAAACAACACATAACTGACATTCCACCTGAAATAGCTCTAAAAGATAAAATAAGAACATTAGAAGCTCAAATAGCTGCTTTCAATCGTGACGTATTAAGTGAGAATTATGTTAAGACTAAAATACTTAAAATGTCAGAAAAGAAGCCATCGCCACCTAGCTGGTTACTAAAGCCTAGTTCAAGTAAATCTGCACCTGGCGTTCCTACATTATTTGCTTCAGATTGGCATTGGGGGGAAAACGTAGACCCTAATCAAGTTAATAACGTCAATTCCTACAATATGAAAATAGCCCATAAACGAGCTAAAAAGATGATTGAAGTAGCTATTGATCTATTAAACAATCACATGGTTAATCCTAAATATCCAGGCATTGTATTCGCTTTGGGCGGTGATATGGTTTCAGGCGATATACATGAAGAACTTATGGCTACCAATGACGCAGAAATTATGCCTGTGGTAATAGACCTATTTGGTGTGCTAATTTGGTGCATAGAAACCCTTGCAAATCACTTTGGGAAGGTGTTTGTGCCTTGTGTAGGTGGTAATCATGGTAGAAATACTCATAAAATACGAAATAAAGGTAGAAACTTTACTTCTTTTGATTGGCTAACCTATCAATTCCTAGCCAAACACTTTGAATCTGATAGCCGAGTATCATTCCACATTCCTGATGGCCCTGACGCTTTATACGCCATTTATAATCATAAGTATCTATTAACCCATGGCGATCAATTTCGTGGCGGAGATGGCGTTATTGGAGCTTTAGGGCCTATTATTAGAGGCGACCACAAGAAACGATCAAGAAACGCTCAAATAGATATGGAATATGACACTATGATAATTGGTCATTTTCATCAACTAATACAATTAGAACGACTTATTGTAAATGGATCGCTAAAAGGGTATTGTGAATATGCCTACAGCAACAATTTTGGCTTTGAACCCCCTAGACAAGCTTTATGGATAACCCACCCTTATCATGGCATTACTTTCTCAATGCCTGTTAATGTGGATGTATCCTTTGAAAACTCTGATAAGTCAGAATGGGTAAGCTGGAAAGGTTAATATTAACTAATTAGGGGAATTTATTATGTCGCTGCTCACCCCTGAATATTTAGCTAAACTTTATACTACGTTTGCTAAATTGCCGCCATTTGATAAATATGCTTTGCCAAACGCCAATACTATTGAATGGAAAGTAATTAAAGACAAAAGGGTATGTGGTTATTTTCATGCAGACCCATTAAAAATAGAAATATCTAGTAGTTATTGCAAAAAGTTCAGAATATTATCTGAAACTATATTGCATGAGATGATTCATTTAGTTTTGTATCATTGTAAAAAATACGAGCATTATGATGAACATAAACTTGAATTTTATAAATTAGCAGTAGAAGTATGCAAAGTATATGGATTTGAAATTAGAAAACTTTAATGGAGAAAGTTATGGAAGTAGATCAAATATTAGAAGATAGAGAAGTAACCCATGGCGATTTTGAAATGAAAGCTATGTGGATTCAAGAAATCATGGAACATTTAATAGGCCTAAATGCTTATCAAAACATGGAAGCCGATAAAAAAGAGGCTATTCACATGATTCTAGTTAAATTAAGTCGTATTATTTATGGTAACCATGACCATGCAGATCATTGGGATGATATTGCTGGATATGCTTTATTGGTTGCAGACAGAATTAAAGATAAATAATGATTTTACTGATGGATATGTATATAAATGGGCATAATATAAACATATACACAATAACGTGTATACAAAATAGCAAAATATAAACATATAGGAGAATATTATGTGGACAACCCCATCAGCAACTGAAATGAGATTTGGTTTTGAAGTAACAATGTATGTAATGAATAAATAGTTATAGGGTAGGGCGCAGATTTAATAGTTATTACATGGCAAAGAGAAAGCCACAAAATCTTCGCCTTACAATATCCTCTGATGGTGGCTTGACCGCCCTAAATATTTACCAATAGCAAATAGCGTATTCTATAGCCAAACGTAAAGGCAAGCTGATAATACAAAGAAGGCACATAATAGTGACAAGCGCAACAGATACAAAAACCATTTCATCCATTACTCTGAACGCATATTAGGTAATGGGTGTGCTTTTAAAAGATCAGTTTTTTCGTGAGCCTTTAATTCTTTTTCTAATTCCATTACTTTAGCACGTTCTTTTTTCCATTCACGTTCTACAACGTAATGTTTGCCTTCTGAACGAATAGCTGGCTTTTCAGCTTTGTAGGTAGGTTTAGTTGCCATAATGTCTTGTTCCTTGTTTATCAATAATTAATTGTTCTAATCTTGGTTCTTTGCCTTCTTCAGCGAATCCAATGTGACACCATCTATCATACTCCAAAATAACTTGATCGTATTGAATACCACTAGAAATAATAGCGTTAACAATGTCCACAGGGCTACCAAAAGCAGGGCAAATAATGTCAGCAGCCAATCCCCTAACGTGTGCAGAAGTCGGCTTACTTCCCAACATTCCATTAACAAGTAGGCAACGATAAGCGCTATTAATATGTATAGGATGTCCAAGTAAACGCCTCACACTTTCTAAATTTAATGCCAATGTCTTTAAATTATCTAATACTTTAGGATCAATTGGCGTATTGTCAATATGGTTACGATCCGCTATTTCAGAAGCATAAAGCTCTTCAAAAGTAAAATGTTCAGTTATATTCATTCTTCAGATTGCGCTTGTTTAGTAGGTGTTGAATGATAAAGCATTTGATCTTTTATTTGACTGCCATGAGATGAGCCAAAATAAAAAGATATAACGCCTGTCCAAGCAGTTCCTAAAGAACCTAACATAATCATTAAAGCATTGTTTGACGGATCAACTTTATTAAAAAATAATAAAATTAAAATACCAAAAAATCCAACAGTCGTAATTGCAGCCAATATAGCTGGAATATTTGACTTTGTAGCCATTTCCATATTACGAGCAGATACAGAATCAGCCACTTCTATTTTAGCAAAGTCAAGGCCTAATTCTTGTGCTTGACGTTGTAATTCTAATTCGGCTAATTTAACTTGTGCAATTTGATCTGCATTAAGTTTATTAGATTGAATTATGTCATTGACTTCATGTGGCGCTACATTTAAAGCTTTAGACAAAACAGTCACAGCTAAACCTGCTAATGGGCCACCTAATGCGCTAGCAACTGTAGGTGCTATTTGTAATAACCAATTCATTATTTACCTATCTGTGATAAAGCCAAACATAATAGTCCAGCACCAATGCCTGTAACAATAGCTTCTGTATTAGCGCCACCAAAGTGTGAAGGATGAATAACTAAATCTGCAATTGCTGTTAAAAATCCTGTAATACCTGCAACTACAAATTTATTGTCTTGCATTTTTTGATTGCCAAATATAGCAACTGCAACAGCCATAATGCCTGTTAAAAATCCTGTTTTTAAAGCCGTAAGCCAATGACCAATAGTAATAGCTAATACATTGCCTTGAGTCATCATAATAAGACATGATGATGTAGCTTCTACAATTCTACGCCATAAAATTTTAAATTTATCTTTCATTATTTTCTCTTTTCATGTTCTTCTAAAATACGGATACGAACATTAAGTTCTGATATTTCTTTGTTTAACTCCTCTTTCATTTTAACTCTTTCTGCAGCAGATAACGGACTATCTGTTGGAACGCCTTGTGATGTTATTAAAGCAGGCATTTTAGATTTAATGTCAATTAAATCGTTTTGCATAGAAGTCATAGACGATAAAAGCCATGCAATCGCTGAAATGATTACAGGAAATAACATTGACGTTATTTTAGAAAAATCCATTATTGAGCTACAGTTGTTGTAGCGCCATTTTCATTAATTACAGGCGTAGGAGCTACTTGTGTAGGAACAGGTGCATCTACTATTGGTGATACTGCAGGTGCAGATATTGCAACTTCTGCTTTCTTATGAGCAATTTTGCCAATGAGTGTTTCAACAGCCAAAATAACTGCTCTTACATAACCTACTAATGTTTTAATTACTTGTAATACTGACTGAACAACAGCCCATAAATCTTTAATTAATTGCATATAAACTCCTTATTTTAAAAGATTACTTAATAATAATAACAATACCGCACCAACTGCACCTAACAATATTGTTTCTAAACGCTTTAATCTTGCATTGATTGCTTCGTATCTTAATGCACAAATTTCCTCATGTGTGCTTAATCTATGATCTACTTCATCTAAACTATGTTTCATAATTTAAGCTTTCATTATGTATGCTAGGGCATAGTAAGGTGGCAAGTTAGCATTTGTGCCACTTGAACCTGTTGAAGCATTGGTGACAGAAACGCCTGTAAATGAATTTTGTGTTTGTGTAGTTGCTGCAGTAGAACCTGTGTTAGTATTTTGTGTAACACCGATTGTGCCACCACCTGTTTGTGATACTGATTCTAAATGGAAGTGACCAGGATCAGTAACAGATGCAGTATGAGTATGAGATACTACAATAGCGTCTGTAGAACCGCCTGTTTGTGCTACTGAATAAATATTGCCAGCGCCTACAATAAATCTATCTTTTAAATTAGGTGTGCCATTTGTTCCATCACATAAATAATAACCTGAAGGAATAGCACCGATAGCACCTGACCACATAATAATAGAACCACTAGGAACGGAAGTTGAGCCGCCAGAGTTTGTTCCTAAAATGCCATAAATATTGTCATAAGTAGCAATGACATTATTGCTTGAATCTTCCAAAACTAATTTATATGTATAGCCTGAAGTAAGCCATAGTTCAGCAGGCAATCTACCGTCAGTTCCTAAAATAATAGGATTAGAATTTGCAATTAATCCATTATTATCTTGATAAGTAGTTAAAGGTGTAGATGATCCAGCTTGATATGTAAAAAGCTGACCTGAAGCTAATGGAAGGCCTGTTGTTCCTAAAAAGTTTATTCCATTGCCGATTGGGGATAAATTAACTGCCATAATGTTTTCCTATTTTGGTATTAAATCTGTAAGTTTTACTTTTTTTTCGTCTTGTTGTTGAGATGACAATGCACCACGAACTGTTTGTGCAGGAACATCTTTTAATCTTGATTCTAATTGTGGTTTTCTACCCAATCTCATCATTTCTGCTAAATTTTGAACATCTTGCGTTCTTTGACCTGTAGCTAATTTTTTAGATAATATAGTTCCAGCGCTTAATATTGGGCCAACAACAGGTAATTTAGCAAGTAATTCGCCTGTAAATATACCACCAACTACGCCTGTAGGTGCAAATCTACCAAAGAATTTAAGCATATTTTGTGTAGAGCCACCTTTAGCAGCTTCAATAATTGCTTCTTGTTCTTCAGGTGTAAACAAACGCATCTTCTTGTCATTTTTAGCCAAGTTACGTAATTGAGTTGCTAGTGAATTTTCTGCGCCTGAAGCTGTAAATTTACTTTTATCTAGCTCTGCATTGGCTAGCATATCGTCAAATATTTCTGCTTTTTTAAGTTTATTATATGATGCCCTTGCATCTTTCCATGCCTCTAAACCTGCCTTATCGCCTGTGCTAATAGCGTCTTTAGGTGCATTTAATACATAGTCATCAAACTTATCTTTTAATATACTTGCAATTCTACGTTCAGCAGGGTCTGTGCTTGCTTGTGCGTTTTGAATCATTTTTCGTATAGCAGATAATTCTGTAAAGTCTTTAGGTGTTGCAGGGTTTTGCATTTCTTCTAATACAGATGCAACTTTAGGATATGCGTTAGGTGTATATCCTTCTGCTCTTAAATCTGTGCCAAATGATTTTCCTGCATTTGCAAAACTATTTTTATTAAAAGCAATACCTGATTCTTTAGCTTTATTAAATAAGTTTTGAGATTCAGCTAATAGTTCTTCATGCGATACTGTTTCTGCTGCACGTTTAGTTGTTCTTAAACCTGCCAATCCACCAGCGCCTGCGCCTGCTAATATTGATAAAATTGGATTGCCTGTTTCGTCATATACATATTGAGATGCACCGCCAACAGGTGCAGCCATGCCTAATTGTAAGCCTGGTCTTTCAGATAATGCTTTTGCAACACCACGAGTGACAGGTGATGTAGCTGTTTCTGCTAATTTTTGTGCAGCACCTATTTCTGCTGTAGTTCCACCTAAAGAACTACCAATAGCCTGTGCTACTCTTTCACCTTCTGTTTCAGGGCCTTTAACGCCAGGTGTTAAATATTTAGCTGCAATTTCACTTGGCATACCTAAATGTGTGCCAACTGTTCTATTTAATGTGCTATTGATTAAGTCTGCAAAAGGTAATGCAACTGCACCACCAGCCGCACCAATAGGGCCACCTAAAGCAAAACCTGTAGTTGTTGAAGCTAAACTAGGCGTAGCGCCACGAATCATTAATTCGCCATATCTTTCAGCTTTTTTAGCAATATCTTTAGTGCGTTTCCACCATTCACCTTTTAATGTAGCGGTTTCAGGTTCTACATAAGGTTTGGCGTTCATTACTAAATCATTAATATCATGTTCTTCAACTTTAGATGGTTCACCACCTAAACTCATAACAAGATCATTAATGTCTTGACCTTCATTTTTACCTACATTAATTGTAGGTGTTTGTAATGTGATTCTATCTGCCATTATTAATTGCCATTAACAAGTCTTAATAAGTTTAATCTTCTGTCTAATAAATCTTGCTTTTGTTTATCACTCATACCTGTTAATAATCTAGAAAGTTCGTTTTTATCTTGATTGTCAATTTGAACTTTGTTTGGATTTTCGCCTGTTAATGATATAAATTTCATTAATGTAGGATCATTAGAATATTGTGCAAATTGTGCTTTAAAATTATTAACTGCATTTAAATTAGGATTCATTGGATTGCCACCATTTCTAATAATACCTCTAGACAATAAATCTTGAGTTGTTATTTGTGTGGCTTTTTCATTTCTCATTAAATCTAACAAAGCATCTTTTTTAAGATTAATGCTTCCGTAAGCAGTATGTTTACTTTGTAAGTCCATTTGTGAACTTGGATTTTGGTTTTGAATACGTTGCTCAAGATATTTAGCTAATTCTTGTTCTTTTGGAGTTAATGATTCTTGACCTGTTCCAGTTGCAAAATAATTAGTAATTGGACCTGTATCAACTGTTGGGTCTTTTAATAATTTAATAATGTTATCTGTTACTAATTTTTTAGTAGGTAAATGACCTGCTTTGCTATTAGGATTGTTTTGCATATCAACAGAACTTAAATAAGCATTTTGTGATTCTTCTAATTGACCTTTTTGTAACATACTTGGATTAGCAGGTGTTTGACCACTTACTGCGCCAGGCATATTTTGACCAGGTGCAGCCATACCGCCACCACCTTGACCACCGCCTGCAACATTAACTGCTCCTGTGCCAGGTGTAATGCCAACAATTTGACCAAGTTGATTAGTTGTGTATTTAGGATTAATAAGTTCAGCTTCACCTGCAGCACCTGTGCTTGCTCTAGTTGAATTAATTAAACCTTGAATAATGCCTTGTGGATTAGAATTGGCTATTTGAATGTATGGTGCTACAAAAGCCTCTGCTTCCGTTTCATCAATACCTCTTTTTACTGCACGTTTTTTAGCTTCAATTAAAGCTTGTAATGCTTTTTGTTTGCCTTCAGGAGTGTTTTGTGCATTTTTAACACGAGGATCGGTAGCTACGGCATTAATTTCATCGTAAACAATTTGAGCTTTTTTATTTTGAAAACCTAATTGGGCTTCTTTAGCTTTTGTTTCTTCTTCTGTTACTTTAGGTTCTAGTGTTCTTTTTGCTAATTCTGTTTCAGCTTGTGCTTTTTGAACTTCTAAAGGATTTAATAATTGTTTTTGTTTGTAAGCTTGTGCAGCGCCAGCAATATTTAACATATCGCCAAGGCTCATTGCTTGCGGTCCTTTTACACCTAAAGATATTGAAGGGTCGATATTAAAAGCCATAATAAGTCCTTATCCGAATATTGTGCTTGAATTAGAAGGGCCAAGCAAACTACTTAACATATAAGCATTACCAATGTTTTGTGCGCCTGTGCTGTAAGCATTAGCTGCACCAACTGTTCCTGCGGCTTGAGCGGCTGCAGCACCTGTAGCCAAGTTAGCAGTATTAGTTCCATAATTGGTAGCCAATGTATTAGATTGACTTTGAGCAGTTTGTCCTAATCCTGCAATAGAAGCTAATGTATTATAAATATTAGTGCGTTGACCTTGATAATTTGCAAAAGCATTTTGATAAGCATTGCCTGCAAAGTTTTGAGTATAGTCTTGCATTGCTTTTAAAGTGTTGCCACTTACTAAACCACCTGCTGCATTTTGTTGATTAGCTAATGCTTGTTGACCTTGTTGCAATTGGAAAGCATAGTTAGGTGCTAAATTAGCGTTTAAGTCTTGATTACTAAATTGATTAGTTAAATAACCTGAACCTACGCCTGTTCCAATAGGATTACCACTAGCGTCAAATTGTGTGTATTGACCTGAACCTAATTGACCGATTTGATTTAAAGCACCATAACCTGTAGCTCTTGCTGGAGCTAATTGTTGATTTTGTGTATTAAATATAGATGCTTGTAATGCTTGTTGACCTTGAGCTGCAGAAGCTTGAATTTGAGCTGCATTTTGTGCGGCATTAGCGCTTATTAAAGAACTACCAATATTTGCTGCAGTTAAAGCGCTTGTAGGGGATATTTTACCTAATAAGCTACCTGCACCTGCAACTGATGGTAAAGCGCCTTGTGAAGCCATATTAAGCGTTCCACCGCCATTCATAATACCTGCAACAGTAGAAGGATCGATACCGCCTGCAGCTTGACCAATAAAACCTAAAGCTTGATCTTGTGTATAGCCTGCTGCGGTGTAAGCATCAACTGCTTGTTGAATTTGGGCTGCATCCATTGTGCCACCTGCAGCACCTGCCGCACCTGCCGCACCTGCCGCAGTAGAGCCACCACCAAGAATTGAAGGGTTATAACCTAGCGAACCAGCAATACCGCCACCGATACCACCAGTTACTGCGCCCATTAGTGGATTTCCACCAGTAACACCACTAACAACAGCACCAGTTAAAGCCGATCCGACAACGTCAGTTGCTACCGTTCCTAACGCATCACCAGCTACTGCAGCTACAGCAGAAACACCCATAATTTAGTCCTTTATAATTTTACCTACGATTACATCTTCATCTACATACCCAAGTCTATGCAAGAGTATTCTAAAATCTTTGTTAAACTTAATATGCCAAAGAATCTTATCTACTTTTTTATCTAATAAAAACTTTTCTGAAGCTTTTATTAATTTTATTCCTGTAGTTCCCCTACGATAATCAGGATGCAAATACAGTAAATCATTGTTAGCATATTTAGTTGACTTGTAATGTAAATGGTTAGTAATAAAAAATATTGAATAACCTACTAATTTACCTTCATCTCTAGCTGTAACTATGATTAACACGCCAGTATCGCATAGATTTTTATATCTATCCCAATCAGGGTCTAAAGGTATTACATCTTTATCAACTGCTATTTCATCGTAATGAAGTTTAATTAATTCTTTAATATCTTCATTTACTTGAGAATACTTCTCAATATTAAATTTAATCATTCAATTGCTCCATTCAATTGTTAAAACCTTATTTATTGATTGTAATAAGGCACTTTCACTTGTTGACCATTTACAGTCATATTAATAAATCCAGCAGGTTTTGCTGGTAAATTTGCAGTTCCTGTTGTTGCTGTAGTAGAACTTGTAAAATTAATCAAATTTAAAAAATATTGTTGCCATGCACGAGTGGGTCTTTTGGTAGTTGCATCCAAAAATTCAGCCTGTGGATATGGGTTATTTTGATTTGAACTCCAAATTCCGCCAGCCATTAATTTTCCCCTTCTTGCGCTTTCAGATTAGCTGATATTATAACTGCATTTACAGGGTCTGTAACTACAACCTCAAAAACTCTATCTCTAGACCAACCTAATCTACGCCAAATAGCACGATTTTTATATTTACCTAATTGACCTATTTTAACCCAATGTTCATTTGACCATGTAGAACCGCCGTCATTAGACCAACGTAACATAGCTTGTGGGTTAGTTGTAGTTGTTTGTAAGCCAACTTGATTACTTTGACCTAAAATTAATGTTTCATCAGAAGTAATTATTAAAGTGTCAGTTGGCGCAATATAATAAGGTGAATTAATAAAAATACCTTGCGTTTTAGATGACAAACCTGTAGTTCCTACGCCTGGTTGGAATTGAATCTGTAATTCTTCCAAATATTGACGTTGTAAATCAGTCACAATATGTGGTGCGCGTCTTAATCTACGGATATTTTGACCATTATCAGTATAGTTTGTTGAATCTAATTGATAGATTTGACCATTAGAATAATCGCCTACTAATACTTGACCTTGGAATAAACTAGCGCAATTACCACGATGTCTATGATAGATATTATTATTGTCAACCCATAGCCATTTATGCCACATTTCAGTTGCAACGTCATAAGCCCATGTTAAATCTAATGTAGGGAAAGATACGACATATACTTCATGGCCTTCCAATTGGTAAGTCCAAGCAATAGCGTCATCAATATATTGATCGGTTAATGTGTTTTCTACGGCATGAGTGGATATTCTTTGTGGAATATATCCATTCATCATCATAATTTGAGCTTGACCACGAATGTTACGAGATACATAAGCAAATGAATTGCCTACTCTAGACATTGAAAATTTAGCTGCAATACCATGTTGAGTTGATGTGCCAGGAATACGTTGAAATGGGAAAGGAAAAGTTCCTACATCTACCCATACTTCAGATGAAGCTTCACCAAGTAAATAAACTTCTCTATGATCTACTATTAAAGATACAAGATTATCAGGCGCACCGTCTTTAGATGAAAAACTTAAAGGGCTAGTAATAGGGCTTAAAGGATTAGAAGCTGCCCATTCTTGTGAACCTGGTTTATTGTAAACAAAATAGTTATCTACAATATCAACAGTATTAGCTGCGTTAAATGCGCCATCACTTAAAGGCAATATGCTAAAGTTTAAAGCATACATTGTTTCTGAAGCAACTGTTTGTGAATTACTTATAACATAAGTGCCTATGCCACCAGCGCCTGTGCCAAATGTTAAAGTTAAGGTTAATCCTGTGCCTCCACCATTAGTTGATGTAGATACATTATTAGTGGGTGTAGATGTATATGAGCCTGAATTAGTCCTTGTTAGGCCTGTAACAGCGCCACCAGCGCCAATACTTGTTACGGTATAGGTAGCAGGGCTTGTGCCATAAACACCGCCTAAAACAGTTACTGTGTCGTTTACAGCATATCCTGTTCCAGCAGTAGCGATGGTTTCACTTAATACTGTGCCTTGACCTAAAGCTACAATAACTGTGCCTGAAGCCACACCTACACCTTGAACAGTTTGACCTATATAAATAGTGCCTGTAACTGCTGTAGCGGTGAGAGTTGTGCCTGAAATTGATCCTGTAATAGTAGCTCCTACTGCTACAGAATTTAATACTTCAGATGTTTCAGTTTGGGATAGGTTAATAGAATATGTGCCAACGCCACCTGTCGTTCCTGATAATTGACCAGTAATAACAGTTTCGGCAGTAACGCCTACGCCTAATAATGATTGATTAGCGCCAATCGTTCCATTTTTAACTTGAGTAACAGTTAAAGTAGTGCCTGATACAGAACCTACAAAATAAGCGCTAGAAGGATTAGAAATGCGCCATGTATAACGATTAACTCCGTCTACAATATATACATTTACACCATTGTCAGTAATAGATACACGACCTGTATTAGTGTTTAATTGACCTACCATTGTAGGTGTTAGAGTAGATGTTAAAACATAAACATAAGAACCCACCACAGCGACCATATATTGACCGCCTGATAGGGTTCGCATACCACGAACTTCCTCTTGGTTTTGAAATACAATTTTTGAAGTTAAGCCAGGTGTAGGATATAAAGATACAACACCGCGTGAACCAGGTTGCTTTAACGGATCAATTTCAGGGCGAAAATTGATACACTCTTGCGCATCTTGATATATTGAGGGCGCTTCGTATGATGGGCCAACGAAACCAAAATCCGCCATTATTTTACATCCTGATAAGTTATACCATCACGAATACGTCTAATAGTTGATTCACCAACTTTGTATGAACGAGCAACTGCAACTACGCTATTCATTTCACATAAATCCTTTCTAATTTGACGTATTTGTTCATCTGTAAATTGTCGTCTAGATAAAATTGGTTTCCCTAATTTAGCTAATCTCATTTTTTCTTTTGATTCTTCTGAAACTTTTTTACCTAATTTATTTTTATTGCCTTTGCGAGAAATAGCCCATTTAGCTTTAGTTTCTTCTGTATGATGACAACCTCTAAAATTTTTACCCCAAGTTGATGCAAGGTTTTGATTGCCTTTTAAATTAGCTTTATGTTCTTTAGTATGCTTATAACCTGATGAGCCTTCGCCACCATCAGTTATGTTTACAAGCTTAATGCCTCTACGTCTGTAAAGATCAATGGTTTCTTTTTCAATCAATAAAGCAAATTCTTCATCAATATCTTTTACAAGTATTTCAGCATAAAAACCATGTTTATTGACAGTTCTATACCAATATTCATTGCGACCATAAAATTGAGTTGGTCTGCGTTTTTTGCCTTTACCAACATAAAATATATCGTTTGTGTCAGCTTTTCTATGTTGATAAACTAGATACATAATATTCCGTAAGTGATTGATTTTAACGAAAAAAGCCCCCAGTAAGTATCCAGCCGGCATCTTTTTGCCTACTACTCAACAACGCATCATTAAATCTTGCAGATTGAACAGGCTTCATATTTGTTCTTTTAATGGTTGCTTTTCCTTGTGCAGCATAAGCTGAAATCATAGCAATTTGAGTTTGTGATGCCTTACCATACATAGGCATTAATCGTTCAGCTAAACACCAACGTAACGCCATAGAATAGCCTTGTGGAAGGTTTACATTGTCATACATGGTGACAAATCGACCAAAGTTAGTATTGGCAAATATGTGCATTTCACCTTGAGCAGGATTAGGCCATACAAATATATTTCCTAATGTTTCTGTAGGTTGATAGTAAAGGGCTTTAGGCCATGGACCATTTAATGTTTTAAGACCAATCATTTGATAATCTTCAACATTTAAAATAGCTACAGGATAGTCTAATCCCCCATTAACAATAGGAGTGCCATTAGAATTAGTATTAATACGAACAAATGCGGAATCAATATTGAGTGGTCTTTGATAGTAAAGACTAATGGCTGTAGATGCAACGCTTTGACTGATATTAAGTTGATAAGTCCCAACTTCATTTACATTGCCTCCAGCACCTGTGAGCATTTGAGTAATTGTAGTGCCAGGTGTAATGCCTGTGCCTGATAATGTTTGATTGACTGCAACAGCACCTGATGTAATAGCAGTTACAGTTAAAATATTACCATCAATAGAGCCTGTGATACTTGCACCGATTTGACCGCTTGGACCAATAGTGTATTGTGTTTGACCTGGTGTAATTGGATAGATAATTTCTGTTTTGTAGAAAATCATCATATCTTCATTTGACCATTGGTCAATCATGTCATTTAACATATCAAAAGCGTCTTGCGCTTCGTCAGGGCTTGGTGTTTCGCCTGAAGCTAATGCACCAATGTCTTTTAATGCTCTTGAAATAATATCAATGGGTTGTGTCATTATAGGTCACTCATGTTAATTTTCATTGGTTGCCAAGGAAGTTGAGTTGTATTGTTATTTTTTAAATTATTAAGTTGATTTTCTAAATTACTAGTAATATGACAAACGCCATTAACTGTAGCTTCTTTTTCAATCCAAGAAACAATATCTTCTTCTTTTACGTCAGATAAAGGTATGTTCAAAGTTTTATCACTAAACCACCAATTTCCTTCAGTTTCTACTGAATTAAGTTCGTTATCAGCAATAACATAATATTTAGCATGAGTAATTAACTCACCATCGGTAGATATTTCTGTTACTTTCCAATTGTAATTAGCCACAATTAACTCGTAGTTGTTTTAGGTTGTGCAATTTCTAGTGTTTCTATTCTTGCTTTTAGGTCGTTGATTGTTACAGATTGTGCATCTATAATTGCTTTCATCTCTTGGATTGCTGCTGTTAGAGTAGCTACTAGGAATGATGTGTCTACACCTTGATAAATAGGATTTCCTTCTGCATCAACAGCATCTTTTTCACCTGTAACAGCTACAGGCAAAATTGATTGCAATTCATGAGCAATAAAACCTTCACAATTTGGCTGTGTTCCACCATGCCCTTCTTTCCATGTCCATGTAACAGGACGCAGTTGTGTGATGCGATTAAGTGCATTGGTTAAGGGTTGAACATTATCTTTTAAACGATAATCAGATGTTGCGTTATAGGACGTTGTTGAACCGTTTGAACTAATAGTGCCAGCAGAAACATATGTTGTTCCATTGTCTGTATAAAAAGCAATATGATTTCCAGATGTTCCGCTTAATCCAAGCCCCATATTACTTGCGCCGCGCAATGTAATAAAACCTACTGGCCCTGTTGTAAATCCATTTACACGACTAGAAATTGGGTTTGTTGATGTAGTCCCCACCAACAAATTACCACTAGAGTCTATACGCATACGTTCTGCATTATTGGTAGCAAAAGCCATCGGATATGCACCAGTAGTGCCAATAATTCCAGAGTAAGGAGATGTTCCAGTAAATAAAGATGCGCCAGTACTACTTTCAATTCCACAATAAAAACTTGTTCCTGTGTTTACTACTGAAAGTAATGAAAAATTTGTACCTGTAGTTGAGGTTAAATTTATAACACCTGTAGTAGCAGCTACTGACAACCTTTGGCTAGGACTCGTAGTACCAATTCCTACATTCTGTGATGCGTCAATATATAAAGCGTTTGTGCCATTAGTTGATAATCCAAGTGCATTTGCAGCAGGAAGATATAAACCATTACCAGTAACAGATGATCCTGTTGGAATGAATTTTGTTGCAGTATCTGTTCCTGTGTTTGTAAATGAAGTTGCAGAAAGTGATGTAAATGCGCCTGTGTTTGCAGTTCCACTACCAATTGTTCCTGGCGCTGTATAGACATTTGTAGCAAGCATTGTATTGGTTACAGTTGCTGTATCACCTGTAGAAACTACATTGCCATTAACTGTTGGTAAATTAAGAGTGTAACTAGACGCAGTATTAGGGCCTGCTAAAGCTACTTGTCCGCCTAATGCCGCTTGAAAAACTAATTGTCCCATAATAAATTGTCCTTAAGGTGAAATAATAATTTGAGATACGGTCAACGCACCTGTCGATGGGTTGTATTTTAACTTACTTGAGCTAGTATTCATAGCTTGATTTCCTGTATTTGATGAAGAAATCACAGGATAATAGACTGCGTTTGTGGTTGTATCGGCTACTGCTACGTTTGATGCGTTTGTGGCATTAGTGGCGTTTGTAACTGCGGTTGTGCCTATAACACTAACTACTTGTGCTGCTGTGGCTGCAGTAAATGCAGAAGTTCCATTGCCATAAGCTAAACCTGATAATGTTCCAACGCCTGTTCCGCCATTAGCTACGTTTAATGTTCCAGCTAATGTAACTGCGCCACCTGTAGCTGTTGACGGAGTAAATCCTGTTGTTCCTGCGCTGAAGCTAGTAACTTCACCAGTTCCATTAACTGCAATTGTAATAGCGCCTGAAGCATTAGTAACTGAAATACCTGCGCCTGCAGTTAAAGTCGCAGAAGTATATCCTGTGCCATTTCCTATTAATAAAGCACCATTTACAGGAGTTGTTGTAATTCCTGTTCCGCCATAAGTTACACCTAAAGCGTTAGCAGGTGTTAAATATGACGTTGTTAAAGTGCCTGTTGATGGCACAAAACTAAATTTAGTAGAGCTTGTAGTAGCTGGATTATTGCCACTTGAAGCCGCAGATAAAACAGGATACCAAGTAGAAACTGAACTTGTATTGTCAGTTATGGCTATATTTGTGGCATTTGTGGCAGTTGTTGCAGTCGTGGCCGTTGTAGCCGATGTTGCATTGCCTGATAAAGCGCCTACAAAAGTAGTAGATGTAACAGAAGTTAATCCTGCTAAAGTAGTTGATGAGCCACCTAAACTGATTGCAGTTGTGCCTACAGTAATACTTGAATTAGTTAATGCGCTATTTGGAATAGAAGTTAATCCAGCACCTGATCCACTAAATTGAGTAGCAGTTAATATGCCTGTTGATGGGTTATATTGTAATTTAGTAGAACTTGTGTATTCAGTAGATAACGAACCTGAAGTTTGATTAGCAAATAATGGGTATCTAGTTCCATTAGTTGTAGTATCGTCAGTTACAGTTGCATAACTTACAGGCGTAGCCCAAGTTGGTGCGCCTGTGCCATTTGATTGTAAGAATTGACCTGTAGTGCCTGCTGCACTTATAGCTAAAGCAGATGCGCCTGAATATACTATTCCGCCTGATACAGCAGTTAAATTAGCGTTAGTTCCGCCATTAGCTAAAGGCACTTGGCCTACAATGTTTCCTGCTTGAACAGTTAAAATACTTTTATTAACGTAAATTGCACCATTACTTGAATTTACATAAGCTACAGTTCCTAGTTTAATTGCATAACCTGTTGGTGGAATTGTATTTTGATAGTAACCAGCAGAATATGGTGATAAATATAAAGTATCGCCTACTGTATAACTTCCTGTATTTACACCTTGAACTAAACCAATAGTTGTAACATAACCTGCTGTTCCTGTAGGAATGGCTTGGTTTGCTAAACCTATAACATTTCCTGTTGATAAACTACTAGCAATAGCTAAAGCCACATTAGGATAAGTATATCCACTACTTGTAGATGTAACATATACAGGTTGACCTATGTTAATTGTAGAACCTGTATTGTTATAAACTTTTAATTGTATTTCTTCGCCAATATGTAATGTATTGTTTGTAACATCATTGTAATAAGCCAAAGCGTTTTGAGTGCTGTCATACCATAAACGACCTGCGTTATAACTTGGCGCTGAAGTTGCTGTATAAGTTTCATAACTAGAAATTGTAGGTGTTGCCATTGTTACGCTAGTTAGCGTTGAAGCAGTAGAACCTAAAGATATAGATGTAGAACCTATGGTGATACTAGAATTTAATAAAGCACCATTAGGAATACCGCTAAAGTTAGTTCCTGTTAATGTTGGTGTTGTTGTATAAGCTAATCCGCTGTTATATTGTAAAACGCCTGTGCTAGGTGCTAAAAATGACGTTGTATTAACTGCGGTTTGATAAGGAATATAGTTAGCTAGTCCACCTGCCAAGTTTGTAGCAGTTGTGGCAGTTGTAGCTGATCCTGCCGATGTAGCAAAAGTTGCTGTTGCAGCATTTCCACCAATGTTTAATGTTGTTGCAGTTCCTGTTAAACCTGTGCCTGGGCCACTAAATTGTGTTGAGGCAGTAATTGTTGTGCCACCAATGGTCGTAAAAACGCCTGTAGAGGCCGTAGAAGCGCCAATCGTTGTTCCGTTGATACTTCCGCCTGTAATTGCTACAGAATTAGCGTTTTGAGTGCTTAAAGTGCCTAATCCTGATACTTGGCTATTAGAAATAGCAATACTTGAAGCAGAAAGTGAAGTTAATTGACCTTGTGCATTAACATTAGCGGTTAAAGTTTGGTTTGCAGAGCCATAAGAACCTGCTGAAACGCCTGTATTTGTAATAGAAAACTGATTAGACGCTAAAGTTAAGCCAGTTCCTGCGGTATATGTATTTACATTAGAAAATTGAACCCAAGGCATTGCTGTAACGCCAATTGTGCCTGTGGTTGAAGCGGTGCAAACCCAACCTGTGTCAATATTTGCTGAACCATTTAGGATAACAGTATAAGCACCTGGCACTTCTGACCATACATCCATGTCAGTAGAACGTGACCAAGTTCCTGAAGATGCTATATAAATTCCGTTGTTTGCAGAAGTTGACTGATTTTTAACTAAAACTCTATCGCCTGCGGAAATTGTATAGCCATCAATAGTTTGTATGCCTGAAAGCGTAATATTGGCTGTTGTTGCTACTTGACAAGCAGCTTTAGGGCCTAAACCTTGCGCTACAGTATCAACATAGAATTTATTAGCTATGTCAGTATTGCTAGATGGAGTTGTTGAAATTTGACCTGTTGTGGTCGATATATTAGTAAACACACCTGTAGAAGGTGTAGTAGCACCAATAGTCGTGCTATCAATCGTGCTATTTGTAATTGTTAATCCTGATTGAACAGGATTAAATGTTGCATAGAATGGCTGACCCTGCCCAATAAACGTATTAAACGTATTATCTAGATTGAATAACGCCTGAACAGGCAGAATATTCTGATCTATCGTCTTTGCAGGATCAGACATCTAAATTCCCTTAAGATTGGTCAGCTACTGGTGTAACGTATAAAGCTGTTGTTCCGCCTGACGCAATTGCTGTTAAATAAAAAGGTGTTGTTGGAACTGCTAAAACTACAGGAGTTTCCATGATTGCAGGTAATACAAAATCACCTGTGTTTCCATCAGTAGCAAATACTGCATTAGCCGCAGCAGTTGCTGTGCCTGGTGTAAACTTAATAGCACATGGATA